CGGGGACTGGGTCGTGCCCGCCGGCCTGGACGGCGAGCGGCGCTTCGCGGTGTTCCAGGTCAACAGCCGCCGGCGCGGCGACAAGGCCTTCTTCAAGGCCCTGAACCACCAGCTCTACTCGGAGGGCGGCATCGAGGGCATGCTGTGGGACCTGCTGCGCCGCGACATCGAGGGGTGGGCACCGCGCGACGAGGTGCCAGCCACGCAGGCGCTTGTAGAGCAGAAGGTGCTCACCATGGACGACGTCGAGCGCTGGTGGTACAACAAGCTGATCGACGGCATGCTTCCCAACTCACGCGGCCGCTGGCACATGGAGCCTGTCATCGTCATCAAGGAGCACCTGCGCTCGGACTACCTCGACTTTGCCAAGGAGCAGCGCGTGTACCGGCCGGCCGACCCGGTGTCCTTCGGCATGCGTCTCAACAAGCTCCTCAATGGTGAGGTGGCCAACACCCAGGTCAAGCCGGACGACTCTGACTATGCTGTCAAGGTCGACCGCATGGGACGCGCCTCGGCGTCGAAGCTGCCTCCGCTTGCGCGCTGCCGCGAGCTCATCGAGGCCCGCTTCGGCAGCAAGGTTGCATGGCCCGTGGAGGAGCATGTGATGCCGGACGACTGACGCCGAGCTCGGCCACGGTCTTGTAAATGAGGGGAGTCGCTGCAAGGCGGCTCCCCTCTCATTTTGCGTGGACAAGTCGACGGGGCGTCTAGGCGTACGGGCCCCGCGAAGTGCCAGGTCCAGACGGTGTCTAAGGCGAATAAGGCTTGCGGATCAAGGACTTAGCTCGGCGTCTGAGGCGTTTTGGGCCGTACGAGCCTTGGCCTCGGTGTTGTACCAGGAAAATGAGCAACAGACCGACAGCGGCGGCAGCATCGACTGCCTTAGATGGCTTAGATGCCCTAGACGACTGAGTTAAGTACATGATTTTCTTATATTTTCTTATCTAGGCCTTAAATAATAAGGGCTTAGATTTATCTGATCCTATAAAACGGCTTTCCAGTGAAAGTAGGCAATCTAGGCCTTTTGGTAAACACGAGCGACACGGCCGCCCTGGGCAGTTCGGAGGGCACGCCGTGACGGCAATTCCCCTCATCCGGCCCGACCGTGGCCGAACCCGGGCGCTGCCGAGCTCCCAGCTGGGCGAGGCCCTTCGCGCTCAAATTTGCGCCGCGGACCGGTTCAGCAGCCTTCGCGCACGAGGAACCGAGGGGTCCGGCCCGCCATCGTCGCTGGCGTACGCTCCCGACCTGGGACGGTACCATCGCAGACAGTACACCATCAAACGGAAGGAGGTCGTGATGGCCACCAAGAACATGACGGAGGACGAGCGCCGCTTCCTGTACGAGCGCGGCCCGGTCTCCGAGCTGGAGCTCGTCGAGTGGGAGCTCGAGGGGCTGACGGCCCAGGACCGCATGAGCCTGGAGCGCCGCCGCCTTTTCCTGCGCGCCTTCGCCCACCGGGGCATCGTCCTCGAGGGCTGCCGCGCGGCGGGCGTGTCCCGCGACGCGGTCTACCACTGGCGTGAGACCTCGGAGTGGTTCGAGGAGCTCTACTGCATTGCGATCGAGGAGGCTGCGGACCGGATCGAGGCTGAGGCCATCCGCCGTGCCGTGGACGGCTACGACGAGCCGGTCATCTACCAGGGCATGCCGACCACGGTCGTTGACCCGGTCACGGGCGAGCAGCGTCAGCTCACGGTCCGCAAGTACAGCGATGCTCTGATGGCGCTCGTACTTAAGGGCGCCCGTCCTGAGAAGTACCGCGAGAACCACAAGGTGGAGCTTGAGGGTGGCGCAGGCGGTGTGCTCATTGTGCCCGGTGTGATTGACCCCAAGGCTTGGGCAGACGCTGCCCGCGAGCAGCAGGCCAAGTATGCCGGGAACGAAGGCGAGTCTAAGGCCTGACCCGCGGCAAGATGTACCCCAGACGCGCCCGGCCGGGCGCGTCGTCACATCTGACTAACCAGAAGACGAGACCACATGGACCAGAACGAACAGGCCGCCCGAGAGGCGGAACACCACCCAGACCCGATCGACATGGCGTCCGCAGAGACTGCCATACACGTCCAGGATGCGATCGAAGCCCAGCGCCTACGTAACCAGCAGGCACGTGCACGATGGGCGCCCAGGGACGACGGTTGCTGCGCCTGCGGGTGCGGCGAGGAGGTTGACCCGCGTCGTCTGGCGCTGGGTTATGGCCTCACCCTCGAGTGCGCTCAAAAGATGGAGTGCCGTTGAAGCACTGCGCCCTCTGTGGCGGCGCGGGCCATACGGCTCCGCACTGCCCGTGGGTGCGACAGACAAAGGAGACGACATGCGCCAGCGTGCCATCAAGCGAGCCCAGGAGCGCATTGCCCGCAGGCTGCGCGCCCGACACCAGGGCATCCGCCCCGTGCCCGAGCAGGGCCTCTTCAACTTCCGCTGCCACGAGAACTGCGTGGAGTACCTGCGCACCCACCCCGACCGCGGGCTCAGGATAGCCGAGACGGTCTACCTTGACGGTGGTGAGCCCGTCCTACACTACGTCGTGGTGGACGGCGACCGCTACCTCGAGGTGACCCTGGGCTGGCGCGCCGAGCAGCTGGAGTACTACCTCATCCGCGTGCTGGACGAGCGAGACCATACCCGCATCCACAGCGAGTTCGACCGCTCCCTGACGGACTGGCTCCACGACTTCACGTCCTGGTTCGACCGCGCCATCCTGCGCGTGGAGAGGGTGCTCTGATGGCCTACACCCCACCGCACTGGAAAAAGAAAAAGGTCGCGCAGCCTGAGGTGAAGGTGTGGGCTGCGCAGGCCGGCTCGCAGGTGCTCTTCCTCTCGAGCCCAGTATTCGAGACCCTGTACGAGGGCACCCGTGGTCCAGGCAAGACGGACGCGCTGCTGGCCGACTTCTGCCAGACCGTGGGGCAGGGCCACGGCGCAGCCTGGCGGGGCATCCTGTTCCGCTCCACCTACAAGCAGCTCTCCGACGTCGTGGCGAAGTCCAAGGCCTGGTTCAAGCTGTGGTTCCCAGGTGCCAAGTTCAACGAGAGCGACTACGTCTGGACGTTCCCTAGTGGCGAGCAGCTCCTGCTCCGCTACATGTCCAAGCCAGCGGACTACGACAACTACCACGGCCACGCGTACCCGTGGATCGGCTGGGAGGAGCTCACAAACTGGGCCACCTCCGAGATGTACCTCAAGATGTTCTCCTGCTGCCGCTCGACGGTCGCGGGCATGCCCCGCAAGGTGCGCGCCACGACCAACCCGTACGGCCGCGGGCACAACTGGGTCAAGAACCGGTGGCAGCTGCCTGGCATGCGGGGCAAGATCATCAGGACGCCAGGCGAGCCCGACCGCGTGGCGATCCACGGGCACATCAGCGAGAACCGCATCCTGCTGGATGCCGACCCTGACTACATCCAGCGCATCCGCGCGTCGGCCTCGAACCCGGCGCAGGTCGCGGCCTGGCTCGATGGCAGCTGGGACATCACGTCGGGCGGCATGTTCGATGACCTCTGGCAGACGCAGGTCCACTGCGTGCCGGTCTTCCAGGTGCCACGCTCCTGGACGGTGGACAGGTCCTTCGACTGGGGCTCCTCGAAGCCCTTCTCGGTGGGCTGGTGGGCCGAGTCTGACGGCACGGAGCTCACCCTGCCGAGCGGTCGCAAGATCAGTACGGTCAAGGGCGACCTGTTCCGCATTGGCGAGTGGTACGGCTGCAAGAAGGGCGCCGAGAACGAGGGCCTGAGGATGCTGGCCTCCGACATTGCCGAGGGGATCAAGTTCCGCGAGATAGGCCTCGGCCTGGCGGGCCGCGTGAAGCCCGGCCCTGCGGACTCCTCCATCTTTGACGAAGAGAACGGCAACTGCATCGCCAAGGATATGCTGGCCAAGGGCGTGCGCTGGGAGCGTGCTGACAAGGGCCCGGGCTCGCGGAAGCAAGGCTGGGAGCAGACGCGCAAGCGGCTTAAGGGCGCCCTCAACCTGGACGAGGAGGATAAGCCTATCGGTGGGCCGCGCGAGAAGCCCGGCCTGTTCGTGGTGGCAGAGCGCTGCCCCGACTTCGTGAGGACCTTCGTGCCCATACCGCGGGACGAGAAGGACCCGGACGACGTGGACAGCGACGTCGAGGACCACATCGCCGACGAGGCGCGCTACCGGGTCCGCTTCAAGCGCAAGGAGGTCAGGCAGGGTTCCTTCTAAACGATGGTGCGCGTGGCCGAGCTTCCCGCGTATCATTCATCCATCCTGAAGCTGACGATAACCACCGGGTTCTGCAGGGCTTGGCATAGGTGGTAAGACAGGATCGCCGAGACCAACCGTCAGCACCCAACGTCGGGGGCCATTGCATGTGCCGGACGTGACTGTCGTGAGAGAGCGGCCTCGTTTTGACGCGAGGTAGAGCAGTTGGCAGCTCGCCGGGTTCATACTCCGGAGGTCGCGGGTTCGAGTCCCGCTCTCGCAACCAGAATTGTTCGGAACCCACCGCCATCACAAGGCGGGTAAGATGCGAAGGCCCTGGGTGGGGTCTAGCCCGAAGACGCCCCGGCCATCGAACTGCTGTGGTAAGCAGGAGCAGCGTCCTAGAAATAGCCCCTCAAAGCCCGCCTAGTGCGGGCTTTGTTGTTTTAATTCACTTGTATTTGTGGCCTCAAAAAAAAGTTGCTCGAGGGGGCTCCCAGCGGCCGAGATACCCCCTATAATCATCTCATACCAACAAACATTGGAGCAACGACATGAAACGAGATATGTTTAAGATTCGCCGAGGCGACTGCGGGTGCTGCCCCGGGCATGACACCTACCCTGGCGAGGCCTACAAAAATAAACGTAGCAAAAAGGCTCGTTCCCGTGATAAAAAGGTTGAGCATCAGCATGCGCGTTCTGTCTTCAAGCGTCAACTCAAAAAAGACATGCTTGAACTTGAGTAGTAATAGCTGAGCCGGGCTTCGTGGTGGAAACGGTGGCACCACGGTCGAGGTCCACGCAGTAAAGTTCAACCGTCGCATCCCACAGTGCGACGCTCCTGTTGAAAAGGTTGGTCGGGCACGGTAGCCCCGGCGGTACTAGCGACCGCCGGGGCTTTCCTTTTACGTCGGCTTGCGACGCGCCCGGACCGCGGCAAGATCGTTCGCTCGATCAACCCAGACACGGAGCAAGCACCAATGCACGACACACCGGACGCCCGACACGTAGGGCCAACGCAGCCGTTCTCCGACGAGCTGCACCAGCAGAAGTACCGCGGCGAGGGCGAGTCGTTCCGCGAGGCCATGAACCGCGTGGCGGCCGGGCTGAAGGACGACGACGCCCACTTCCACGAGTTCCGCGACATCCTCCTCGACATGCGCTTCATGCCCGCCGGCCGCATCCAGGCCGCCATCGGCTCGGGCAAGAACACCACCCCCTACAACTGCTACGTCTCCGGCACCATCGCCGACAGCTACACGGACGGCGAGGGCTCCATCATGGAGCGCGCGACCCAGGCCGCGGCGACCATGCGCATGGGCGGCGGCATCGGCTACGACTTCTCCACCCTGCGCCCCAAGGGCGACCTGATTGTCAAGCTCCAGTCCCGCAGCTCCGGCCCCATCTCCTTCATGGAGATTTTCGACGCGGTCTGCCGCTGCACCTCCTCGTCCGGCCACCGGCGCGGCGCACAGATGGGCGTCCTGCGCATCGACCACCCCGACATCTTCGACTTCGTCCGCGCCAAGCAGAACGAGACCTTCCTGCGCGGCTTCAACATCTCCATCGCCGTCACGGACGAGTTCATGCGCGCCAAGCGGGACGGCAAGCCCTTCCAGCTGAAGTTCGGCGGCCGCGTGTACCGCGAGGTCGACCCCAACGAGCTGTGGGACGCGGTCATGCGCTCCACCTGGGACTGGGCCGAGCCGGGCGTCCTGTTCATCGACCGCATCAACGAGATGAACAACCTCCACTACTGCGAGACCATCGCGGCGACCAACCCGTGCGGCGAGCAGCCGCTGCCGCCGTTCGGCGCCTGCCTGCTGGGCTCCTTCAACCTGGTACGCTACCTCAAGCGCGACATGTACGGCTGGAACTTCGACTGGGACCTGCTCGCTAACGACGTCCCGACCGTGGTGCGCGCCATGGACAACGTGGTCGACCGCGCCCGCTACCCGCTGCCGCAGCAGGAGCACGAGGCGAAGTCCAAGCGCCGGATGGGCCTAGGTGTGACCGGTCTGGCGAACGCGGGCGAGGCCCTCGGCTTCCCCTACGGCTCGCCCGACTTCCTGGACTTCGAGCGCTGCGTGCTGACCCTCCTCCGTGACGAGGCGTACATCGCCTCCGCCCTGCTCGCCAAGGAGAAGGGCGCCTTCCCGCTGTACGACCCTGCCTACCTGGAGTCCGCATTCATCCGCACCCTGCCCGTCGAGGTGCGCGACCTGATTGAGGCCCATGGCGTCCGCAACTCCCACCTGCTGTCCATCGCACCGACCGGCACCATCAGCCTGTGCGCGGACAACGTGAGCTCCGGCCTGGAGCCCGTGTTCTCCTACGGCATGGAGCGCACCGTCATCGACGAGGCCGGCCCCCGTAAGGAGCTGATCGAGGACTACGGCGTCCGCGTGCTCGGCGTGCGGGGGCGCCGCTCTTCGGAGGTCACCGTGGCCGAGCACGTCGCCGTGCTGGCGGTCGCTGCCGAGCTTGTAGACTCCGCCGTCTCCAAGACCTGCAACGTGGACTCCCGCGTCAGCTGGGAC